GTAAGGTGAGTAACACGCCGTGACTTGACCACTGTTTGGGTTGCGATGAGCACAACGACCAGTGATGCAACCGTTAGTAACAACGTCACCGTGCATACGACCAGTATCATTATTAACCAACTTAAGCCAAGCGTTGTTTCCATCTGCAATTTGCCCTAAGCGTTTTTTGATGAGCATGTATTGAGCAAGCACCTTAGCTTCTGGGTAAGGGAGAGATTCCAATACGTCATCATCAAGAACAGGATTACCTTTCTCAGTACTTTTTTCCGGAGACCATCCGTACTTTTGTCGTAAACGATCAACAATTTGCTGACGAGATCCAGGGTTAAATTCTTCGAGGTGCACTTTGACAAACGGTTCTCCTTTGACATAACCTCTTGTTTTGTTATTGACTTTTGGAATGAATGTAGTTTCATGTTTGATTGGTGGAAAAATTTCTTTTAGCTGTGCTTCAAGTTCTGCTTGCTTTGCTCGTAGCTCATCCACAAGATCAAGAGCTGCATCAACATTAAAAGGAATACCTGATCGAATTTGTTTGTTAATGGCTGCAGCAAAGTCATGCTCCAGCTTGAGCGCTGATTGTGGGTATGTTTCCCAAACAATCTTCTCGTATAACTGAGTGGTAATTTTAACGTCCTGGATACAATACGCCAACATTCCATTGGAGTATTCACTGAAGTCTTTGAAGTTGATCTTGTTATCGGCCAACCTCCATCCCCAACTCTTAAGTGATGCGGATCCACGTAGGTTCGATGGAACCTGCGGATATTGTTCTGTGTCAAGGTCATAGAGTAATTCTTTAGGCCAGATCAACCTGGTGCACACCAGGGTATCAATGACTTGTGCTTTGGGTTGGAAGGAAGGATAAAGCTTATGTAGTACAGGGATATCAAAGAAAATTACATTATGACCAATGAGACAATCAGCGGTTGCCAGATGAGCAAGAGCAGCATCAATACGATCAGGCCCATAAGCAGTAGTTTGTTTTCGTGTGATGTCATATATCACAATGCAATGTACTTTTGTGGCCTGATCATATAAGCCATCAGTTTCACAATCAAAGACTAGCCATTTGCTAGTTTCTGAATCTGGCTTCATCAAATACGTTGAGGTCTTCACTGGCGAGGGCACTATCGTTCTGTTGAATCCATGTCAAAACATTATATGCTCCAGCACGATAGGGATGGGAAAAGACTTTGTTAAATGTGCTGTCTCCTTTTACTTCAACAAGTTGAAATGAGTTGGTCTCACTATCAGCAGTAATGAGATATGGGACACAGTCTTTGTAAGTACCAATGACGTAGCTCATGTGATCAGGACAAACCTGGTTTAATACTACCGGGTTTATCCTGATCGATACTACCTACATAATTTATTTCTTATGTGATACTCCGTAACCAATGAACTCACCGTTCTTCTTGCGCTGAGACAAAGCTTGAGACGCAGCAGTACCAGCCCGCTGGGACCCATGCACCAATAGTGCAAACGGCTTGTCACCAAAGCAATGGCTATCGTCGTGATCAATCTCTAGACCACGTTCTTTTGCTTCTTGCTCTGTGTATACCACATAAGCAATTCGTTTAAATACATCTTGATTTTTGTCAAGCAAGTAATCAAGAGTCCCACCGCATGATGCGGTGAGATAAAAGTTGGATGGAATCAAATCTTTAAGATTCAACCACATCCCAAGAGACTTAGTATATGCATAGAACTTTTGCTTAGGTCGTTGGATTGCAGCCATGATCCAAGCACGCATGTAATGCTCAGTCCAAAAATCACCTGACTCATGGATGCGAACCAATTCTTTAGGCGCTTGCATGCTTAGTGAAAGATCAATCAGATCCCTCATTAGAATCGCCTGGTTCCCATTGCTATACATTACCTCACGCAACAGATCCCAATTGTGCCAACGTGCATCACGCACATTAGGTCTGGTCTCTGCCATGGCTGCAAAGCATCGAAACTCTAATGCAGTTGTTCCTGTCCACTGTGGCAAATCCATAATGTTGCCTGTAGTTCTATCAGCCATTGTCTTGCAGACACCGGCATGAGGACAAGAGTAACCAGCTGGTAGCGAAAAGATCAAACGATTCTTCAGCTTGCCATTGCCTGTAGAAAACTTAAGAAGTTTCATGATGTTGAAGTTGAATTGAGCATGAGCAGTTTAACGTCATGCTCAGGACGTGTGCTATTTATTCAAATGTTTTCATACTTCTTTTTTAATCGTTCATAAGCTTTGCGTTCCCTCTCTTCTTTTTTAAGTTTTGCTTTAAGTTCTTTTTGTTCTTTTTGTACACGAAGCCTTAGTTCCTCATCAGTTTCAAGACGTGTTTTGTACAGATAGTATTTGCGATACCAACATTTTTCACAATATTCTGTATTCATGTCTTTGGCCTCAATGCCTTCCCAACCTTCTTCTTCTATAAGCACAGTTTTAATATATTCAATATAATCTTCTAACGTAAAATCACCATACAAATCAGTACCTAAATACTCCCACTGTTCATATTCACGAATTAATTGTTTTTGTTCATTAATCTGATCCATTTTAAAAACAGATGTGTAGAATGTTTGCAGACCGTAGCAGAGCAGCGTCAGGTCTGAGGGAGTCAGGGTTTCTGCTGCTTCCCCTGGCTGGAAAGCGAATGACCTTGCAGCTTGATCACTGTGAGGTCACACCCTCCATCAGAAAAAACAAACGGCTGTGACCTTCAGCTTTCCACTCATCAACCAGAGGTTTCTGTTTGGAATGCCGCTTCACCAATGATGGGAAGTGTTTTGCAAAAAACATCTTTGATTTGTTGAGCAATGATGCGATGTTCAAGTTGAGTGCTTTGGTCACAACGAAGTTGTAGATAGTGAATCCACCGGACAATTATTTAGGTAGTTATTCCATGGTTCAGGATTTTTAAGATACGCTTCAATACGTCCGAGGTTTGTGTTGCATTTTGCACACAACAAGCCACGAACTACTCCGGTTTCATGACAGTGATCAACTGCCAACTGTTTGCCTGATTTACAAGTATACTGGCAAATCTTACAAACACCGCCTTGGTCTTGGAGCATTCGTTCATAGTCTTCAACAGTAATTCCATAAGCACGTTTAAAGTGTTTTTTTCTATCAGTTATCCAAGTATTTCTATTTGCCCTTCGGCGCTCGTTAATTTTATCCAAGTCTTCTCTTGTTCTCAATGAATGTCTCACTTTGTTATAAGCATTTACACATTCTCTACACTTATTACTTAAGCGATCTTTTGTATGTGGATGAGGAGAAAAATCTGCAACAATCACATCTTTGTTGCAATAACGACAATGTTTAGTTTTCATTTTTAAAAGCGGCTTCACTAATAATTGGAAATTGCTGACAAAAAATCTTTTGGATTTCAAGAGCAATTTGTCGGTGTTCCATTTGTGTGCTTGGATCAGTCCGTACCCAAAGATAATGAATAAACGACCTGAGAGTGCCGTTCATATAAAGTCTAGTCGGAGTGGAGAGCGGCAGGATGCTACGTGCGCATTCCTTGGCAACTCCAGTGCTTACCATTTCACGATACAGATGTTCTGCATCTTCATACAACTGAGAGATGCGACGGTAATAACCAGTAATCATGTCAGCATCTAAATCATCAATACTGTTTTGCCGATTCTTAGTATCTTGCCTACGCAAATGCGGAATCACACAGGATCCCAACTCATTTACATCTGCATATCTTGTAGAAAATTCTTGAAAGCTGAATGAACGATGTCGCAAGATCTGTGCAGATATTGCACGAGTTGTGTTGATTTCAACACAAATATTAGCCATCTCATACGGACTCCAGTGGTTATGCGTAATCAAATAACGCAACAACCTTGGAGCTGTATCCATATTATCTTGATTCTTGGGTGCTGAAACACGTGCCATACGCGTGATCATTTCCTCTGCGTTTGGCGTACACCATACAAGAGAAACATTTGGTAATTCCACAGTGTTTTCCATCACTCACCAGACACCAAGGTTTGATTGACCAGTGTAGCAAGCTGGTCAATAGGACAAATCCTGCATGTTGCATGCGTCATAGGAGACTTAAGATGATCCCACTGGATCACAAGGAACTTGGTACGCCTACCACTCTTGTCCACTTTGGTTGTATGACCAAGCACAGTCCCATAACGCTGAGTTGAATTGCGAGCAACAACCTCACGGGCTTTATTGCTAATAGCAAACAACCCATGTAGCTTGGGGCGTTCTGCTACGCGATCACCTTCGTTGAATTGGTATTGAGTTTTAGTCATGGCACGTGTTTCCATGCTTTGTAATTGACAATGTTTGATACATGTGGCCTTGAAATACCATACTGTTTTGCTATGGAAGTCAAGGTTTGCCCTTCCTGCCATAGCTTACGCATAGTGATAATGTCATCATCGTTAAACGTTGACATTGGGTGTGCTTCACCCATGACAATGTTACGCGTTCTTGGGGTACCAGGCATTGGACCTGGCTTTGGTTGTTCATAAGTTTCAATAGTACGAAATGTTTTGTTGCAATCCAAACAACGTTTATACTTCTTCAAGAAATTTCCATAATCTCTTGTACAAGTAACACGTGTATTTTTACTGTTGCAATGCCGACATTTCAATCCCATTAATTTAACTAACCTCCACCACAGGCGCATCCGCAATCAACTGCAGCAGCAGATCCCGCTGCCGAAGCCGAGCAGCATCAGCATCAGCAGCAGCCCAAGCAGCAGCCCAAGCAGCATCAGCATCAGCATCAGCAGCAGCATCAGCAGCAGCAGGCCAGTAAAGGCCCTGCGCCAGCAAGTCCATACCAGTAATCACTGGATCAATGACTGCCTGGATGTCATCTGGCTGTGGTGGCAGGCTACGCAGCTCAGCAGCAAGAAACTGCCAATGTACCCTGCTTAAATCCTTGCCATCGCATCCCACTGCATCAGGTAACGCAGCAAAAAACGCCTTTGCTTTATCTGCTGGCAATGCCTCAAAGATGCTTTCAGCAATGCGCTGCACAGCAACCGGCAGGCCATACGTCGCTTCGTTGATGCTGGGGTCATCGTCATGCGCCAAGCATCCAATAAAGCAACCGCGTAGGTTTACGGTATCCCAATAGATACCTTGAATGATGGAATCTGCAGCAACGTGCTTAGCAACACGCTGCTTAAGTTGTTCGGTGTTTTTAGTTAGCATGGTTCTCCAGTTCGGTAGCGATGGCAAGGAGTTCTGCGCGGATGCGTTGGCACTCCATCGCCATTGGCAAGTAGTTCCGTGGCTCATCCAAGTCGCTTGGCGCCACCTGATCCGCAGCAGTACGCAGGGCGGCAGCGACTTGACCGGCTTCGTCTTGGATCCATTCGCCGTTGATGTAATTCCCGTCTCGGGCCTCTTTGTAGGCATTCATCACCGCTTGGGCCTGGGGGGAGAGGCACTTTCTTAGGTCTTGATTAAACTTGACATGGTGCATGCAATTGTCGCAACGAAGATCGCCAAAGATGTCATCATTTAAATCAAAGGCTTTGTAGTGACCTTTGCCGCATCGGACGCATGTTGCGCGTGTATTGTCAGCCATTGGCATCCTCCAGCTCGGCGGCGATGGCGAGGAGGTCGTCGCGAACATCTTCACGGGCATCCCAATCAGCATAGGCAGCGTCATCCGCGTAAAGAGGCATGTCGCGTTCTGGCACCACCTGATCCGCAGCAGCACGCAGGGCGGCGGCAATGGGCGATCTGGCGTGGTCGCGAGCAACGGATGCTGCTGAGTCCACTGCCCAAGCGGCGGGGCTCAGTGGGGTGGGGTTAGTCATTGAGCTGCTCCAGAGCGCGGCGGATTAGTTTTTCTTCAACTGTTGGTCCAAGCATCTTGTCCTCGATCTCGTTTAAAGCGGCAAGCGCCTGCTCCTTCAAGCTCGGCGGCTTCGGGCGGCGGGCGGCGCGGAGTTTTTCCTCAGGCATGGGATAGTCACCGAAGTACGGGCAATAATTAGCGACCCACTCACAGCACGCCTCCAGCTCCTGGTCAGCGCCAGCGCGATAGGCAGCCTCAAATGCAAGGCTTCGGGGCATCCCCTCCCACTGCTTGAATAACTCCGGCGATGGGGTGGGGTTAGTCATTGTTCTCCAGCTCCTGCAGGCGCTCCAGGGCGCGGCGAATGGCGGCAAACCGTTTGACTTTGTTAGGGCCTGTTACCGGCATGAGTAGAATCACGGTTCGCTCTAACTCCTGTAACGCCTCCTCCGCCAAGCTCGGGGGCTTCGGGCGGCGGGCCTTGCGGAGCGACGGGATGAGTTCGACGTGAGTCGTCAACTTCCACTGGTGCTGTAGCCATTCACAGCACGCCTCCAGCTCCCGGTCGGCGCCCCATCGGGCGGCTTGGGTGACGAGGTGCCAGGAGTAAGACAACGGAGCGTCACCTGGAGCGGTATTTCTCCATAAATCAAACAGCTCAGGCGATGGAATGATGGGGTGTTGTTGGTCAGTCATTGTTGTTGTTGCTGTTGTTGTTTGAATTCCATGTACTTATCTAGTTGCATTGCATCCAGTAAGTACAAAGTATTTTCTGATCCAAGAACCTTAAAAGAATCCTGGATCAAATTGTAAAGCGCATCATCTCCTTGGTAATAGGACATTAAAATTTCTTCTGCCTTATGAAATCCCAATGGATTACCAGTCAATGACTCAAGTACATCTGATGTCATTGCATCAATAAGACTTCCAACTAAAGCTGGAACTACCAGATGAGTTACATCTGGTGGAATCATTGCAAGTACTTTGTCAATTAACTCCAAGTCAATGTTGCATTCAGTTGATGTCATAGATAAAACCCCAGCTTGCGCTGGGGATGACAGGCGTTAGGTTGATGTTAGGCTGGTGATGCTTGCGTGTCAAGAGGTGGAGTCATTACTCCAGAATCTTTTAGCTTATCAAGCATGGCACACATGATTGTTGCATGCATGTGGGTCTGTTCCATGAACTGCTTGGCACGCTCAGCTGAAATAACATGGACACTGCCGTTGGGTTCCACATACTTCCAACTGCCATCAGGCTGTGGTTCACCTTGGAGCGCAAGACGCTCAGAGTTATGGACATAACGCAGCTCAAGATTGTGATAATCCTTGAGCCCATCATTAGATGTCCATGTAGCACCAACGTTGTAACGTTTGTCTTCATCTGAGTATGCATGGAACTCAGGGATGATTGATTTGAATACAGACAAGATTTGCATGGTGTTGTGTTGAGTATGTTGTTGGTAGCCGACCCCGGATTCGAACCGGGACTTGGCGGAGCTTAAATCCGCTGCCTCTTCCGTTGGGCTAGTCGGCCTCACTTGGACTTACATCAATCTCAATTGAGTTTGAATGCCAAGTGTGATCATGAGGTAAGACTTCCATTCCGTAAGTCCAACTATCATAGTCATCCTCGTTGCGAGGATCTTCTTCTATCAAGATATAGTGGGGTGAATTGTCATGAATATATTCACCGATGTTAGCCATTGCCATGGCCAATAATTGTTCATCTGTGTATTCAGTCATGGATAAAAGACCTGCCCTAGTGACGAGGATAGGACAGGTCTACCTGGTGCAGGCAAGCCTAGCTTAGCTGACTATTGCGTTGCTTGAGTGCGTTGCCAAAGGCTGTTGTGTAAAGTTCTTTTTCCTCCAAGGTAAGACTCTTGTTAGACAAGCCAGTAATTTGTTTGACAGACATCATGCCCATACTGACTTCAAGTTGTACTGTAAATACAGGCTTGTTATCAATCATGCACAACACAATGAAGTGTTGCTTCTTCTTGACGCCATCTGCATAGCCAGATGCAGAGCCAACACAGTTACGTACTACTTGGCCCCACTGCGCCAACTGATGCGTATCAGCTGGCTGAAAGAATGTCCACTTCTTGTCAGCCAGTTCAATCTTTACTGGCGTTGGGAATAAATCCTGAGGCAATGATTCATTCTTGTTCTTAATCTTCCATGTTTCAGCTTGCACATCATCATGGAACTCTTCAATACGCCAGCGCTTAGGCACTGGTACCTCGACGTTTTCCGTAAGTAATGTATGCACCATGTTCATGGTGTCATTGAATGTATAGAATCTAAAGGTCAATACACCTTCTACATTTTCACAACGTGATCTATTGTTGCTTGCTGTTGGATATTCCTGTTCATAATGCTTATTAATCATGTGAAAGAATGATGCAATAGGCATGTTGCTCCTGAGCCATTCTTTTACATTGTCTGCTGGAGACCACAAATTAACAGCAATCAATGCATCAATATTGTTTTGATAATAATCAATAGGACAGTCAGGCCAGATTCGATATACATATTGAATTGCTTCAAGCATGCGCATCATCTCATACCATGGACGCTTTACATTCTTAAGATAATTATTACTTGGATCTTGGTGTAGTTGATTAACTTGATCACACTTAGATTGAATCCACCTACGAAAGAAAGGTGTATCAATAATGTGCATGATCTTATTTAGTACACGCCAGTCATGTCCGTATGAAGTTGAGTCATCTTTATGGGCAACAATAATTGCTTTAAGTTCCTGGAACGATGCAATCCACTTTGACTTATCAATTGACTTAAAGTACGCAGTTGATTGCTCGTGTGTTTTGAGTAACACATTGATAACCAATGATCCCCTAATCCGATCAAAGATTCCATTACTATCTGTCCATGTTGGAATAGTTGATCGCAATGCTTTTTCAAATGTATCAATAGCAGGACGCATTTCTGTTGACTTCTTGTAGTACCTAGCAACACCAGGGATGTTCCATCTTGGTGTTGAATCTACCTCTGCAATGCGCTGTTTGGTAACAAAGATAGTTTGAGTAAACCAGTTAGATCGCCCCATGGTTACTTGCTGCATACTATCCATATTGTTATTGATGTAATACGGCATGCTCTTACGTGCAGCTGCAGTATCTTTGAACCAATAGCTATAGCCATACACGTATTGATCTTCTTTACCTTGTGGTGGCAGCCATGCTGCGTACCAAATGTTTTCGTAGTGATAAAGGATAGCAATAGTAATTGTTGCAGCTTCTGGTGTAGCTACATTAACTACGCGTGTGAACTTATGGAATCTATGTGTAACTGGATTCGAATTGATATGAGTGATTGCATCATCAACCAGTGATTCCCTAATGACATCTGCAGGGATGATACCTTTGGGCTGTCCTAGTGGGTATGGAGATTTCTTGGTCTTAGTTGTTTGCTGCTTGTTCTCTCTAGCCAAAACCTTAAGCTTTGGATCATAGGCAAGCAGCTCTTGCTGAAGTTCTTGTGGCAGTTGAAATTGCATGGTTGATTCAGGGTTGAGTTTGTAGTGTAGGTCAGTTTAACGTCATGACCCAGGACGTGATGATTACTCAATCATCTTCAGTGTGTTCATCAGGTTCGCGCCATCCATCTGCAAGGATTGCTGAATAGCTATCGTCTACAGCCCGCTCAAATGCATAAGCTTGAGCAGGTGAAATGAACACAGGCAAACGCTTGGCAAACCCAGTGCAGAGATACACTCTGCCCTTGGGACCACGCAGTGTAATGTACCAACGTTTGAATTCAATTGAAAATCCAATCATGATGTTAAGTCAGTTGTTGTAATCAGAGCTGTCTACTGGCGTCCACTCAAGGTCAAGACCAGTAAGGAAACTACAGAACCCATCTTCGTCAGTAGGGATCTGTTCTTCGTCAGCCAGTTGGAAACTAGCGATACACAGTCCTGGAGCATACTCAGCAGGGTCTCTGTAAGTTGCTTTGTAGATGCAAATAGCATCATCAATGATTGCTTCAACTGTGACATTGGCACCTTCAATGGTTGTGTTCTCGATTGATAGCACGGTCATGGCCAGTTGCTCTCCACGTATTTGCAATTGGTTGTGATGTAGCATTTGTAGCTGTGCCACATGCGTGCAGTCTGGTACTCACCGTTGAAACGGTTAGTGTCATGACAGTGTAGTTGTGCACGCTGTGCTGCCATCTCGGCAAGATGCAATCGATCAAAGAAATCGATGCAGTTAGATGATGCTCCCATGTTGAGTTTGTGTTGAGGTGGGGTTGAACACTGGGACTTATATAGCAATTGCTAATGCCCAGTAACTATTTAATTCTTCGTAAACGATGCGGCGAGCAAGTGCCATCGCCATAGCCATTGCCATTGCCATAGCCATTGCCATTGCCATAGCCATTGCCATAGCCATAGCCATTGCCATTGCCATAGCCATAGCCATAGCCATTGCCATAGCCATAGCCATAGCCATAGCCATAGCCATTGCCATAGCCATTGCCATTGCCATAGCCATAGCCATCGCCATAGCCATAGCCATAGCCATAGCCATAGCCATAGCCATCGCCATTGCCATTGCCATAGCCGACGGGGCGCATCAGTGCGGCCATCAGTTAAGTCCCCAGTTCTCAGAAACCGGGATGCAGAAAATCTCTGCACCTTCGGGAATGTCTACATCTGCTATGGGGCGCAAATCGGCCTCGGCTGTTTCAACCATCTTGGCAAAGCCGATGGATTCCCACTTAAATACATGCAATGCTCGTGCTAAACGGATGCGGCCGTTTTCTCTGGTAACATCACCAGCAAAGATCCAGCCGCGATCAACGACCACAACAGCGCGATTGCCATTAGGTTGTGGTGTCAAAACAAAATCTGAACGAACATAATCAATACCGTTAATTGAAATGTTGTTGATTGATGCAATGTCAGACATGATTGTAAATACAAATGGAATTTAGATTAAAGCTGGGACTTACATAGCAGTTGCTAATGCCCAGTAGCTCCACATTATCTTAATGTTTCGGAAGCTTACGCCTGTGCCTGGGATGCTGAGTGATCCCAGGATACCAGACTTCCTGGCGTTAAGCGTGAGTTGAATGGGTCCCAGCTTAATTGATTTAGTGTACGACTTGATACCATTTTCTGTGATGTTGACACCACCAATGGTTCTATCAAAGTTAAGTTTAGTCATTGTGTTGAGATGATACAAAGGTTCTGATCTGTTTAATCTTCTCTACATCATGTGCTGTAAGCAATGAATGTACATACTCATTCAGTTCATCATCACCTGATAGGAATGAGATGATGACTACTGCACGATGCATGTCATGTTCAGTGAGTGTGGTATGGGGATGAGCAATGATCTGTTGAATGATAGTAAAGATGGATTGATAACGTTGGTTCCATATCTTATGTATATCTTCTTGTAGTTGTTCACTAAAAGAATCTAAGGTTTCCCCCTGGTACGCCCCCTGGGGGGTGCAGGGGGGATTGTGTTGTTCAGTCATTGAGCTGCTCCAGGGCGTGTCGTAGGGCTTGATACTCAGGATCAACTATGCGTCGTGATTCAATTAAGTCTTCAAGAACCTGTAGTGCTTCTTCCTTTGGAGACAACGGCTTTGGGCGTCTGGTAGCACGAAGTTCAGCAAGTTGAAACTGCGGGGTTGCAAACCACGTCATCCTTCCAGGTGCACCAATGTACTCACAGCACGCTTCCAGCTCCTGGTCTGCGCCCCAGCGGGCGGCTTGGGTGGCGATGTACTGATATACCGTACAACTTGGGTTAATCGGATGTTGTTTAGTCATCGGGAGCTTAATCCATTCATCTCGCCATTGCTCCACCAGCTCCGGCGGTGGAGTGATCGGATGTTGTTTAATCATCGTAAGAGTCTGCTTCACAGAGGATGAATTTAAGTTCGTAATACTCTTGATTCTTATTTAAATCAAGGTGGTATTCAGCGTGGAATCCACCAGATCCCACAGTCTTTTCTATGGTTGCCTCGGTCAATAGATGACGAGCCGTTGCTTTAAGTCTTGCAACACTTGGTAGTTCCATACCATCATTACGTGTTGTCTTCCATTGCCAATCAAGTGCAGTCATTGCCACATGCACGCGTTCAAAGTTGAAATTGTCAATGACTTCATCAATCAATGCAATTTGATCGACGCTCAGTTTCTTCACCATGTTTTAATTGCAATGTAAATGAGATAACCAAGTACACATATTAAAAAGATGTGTAGTGTTGTCATTAATTTAGTCCATAAGTAAAAATGAAAGTGCAAAGATTAATGCAATAAGGATTGCTGCAATCACTGCTGTCATTTAAATACAATCAATGTAAACATGAATAAAGACATAAAGATTGCGATGAGTAATACTGTCATTACTGCAGTTCATCCGGCATAAGCATCTTCATATCTTCATCTTCCATATTTGTCATTACAAATTTCTTTCCATCGGGGGAGACAAAGCCCCCGATGAATCCAACACCTTGCTTGTCTGCAGCTTCTTTCATTTGCGCAACAATGCGCATGGCAGAAAGCTTTTGTGGATCCAGTGAATCTTCAATGCTGATAATGTCGGACATTTGATGTGTGTTTTGTGGAATGAACTGAAGTTTGGCTTGAGACCTGATAAGCCTACCAGCGATGTCAAGTCACTGGCAGACTTACAGATTCTCTTAATGTGTTGTAGTATTAGCGGTGTGCTTCCAGGTGCTCACGCCATGCGGCATCATGCATTTCTGATGCAGTCATGGGCGGCTCACCTGGTTCGCTAGGCGTGGGATCATAGTCAAGCTCATCACTCAACAGGCTGATTGCCTCATCAAGTGCAGCGGCTGTCTCTGGTGTGAGATGCTGATCCATTTCATGACGCCTGCATTCACGATTGCGAATGTTCTTGAGTGCATCCAATGCAACTTGCAATTGATGATACTCATTTTTAGTCCAGGTAAGTTCAGGATACTTCTCTGGTTTGTTGTTGAGTTGAGTTGAATCAGTCATGTGTTTACCTTAAAGGTTTAGGTTCCCCCCTGGTACTTAACCAGGGGGAGTGTGAGGGGGGTAGGCCAACGAAGTTGTGGTCATTTATTGTGATGGTCAATAGCCACACATAGTTAAACACTGTGTTTACCACACTTCGTGTTTGGCATTACCCATGTCATTCGCTATTTGCGAATAGAGAATATAACCACCAACACATTAGGAAAACTTATATGTTGGTGGTGTTAATTACTTTGGATCCAAGATGATCCAGCCTGTGTAGTTATCTGCTCTTCTGTCTACGCGTATTAATCCTTTCTCTTCTAGCCTTTGCAATGCAATCAGATAGTCTTCTACCCTGGTACTTTGCAATGGCATCCTTGGTACAAAGCATGGTTGATTACCATGTTTCTTCCTGTGATTCAGGTAGTAATACCAAATGTTGCGTTGGTTGATTGTCAGCTTGATCTTCGGGTCAAGCTTAGGCAAATCCTCTTGAGTCAGCACGTGCGTTTAATAGCTGTGATTTTGGTTGTGATTCAGCAGTAGTACGGACGCTCTTCCGGGAACGCTTTGCGTATCCATTGCTGAAGCTAACAGACCAGGTGTCCCATCCGAGGTAGTCCTTGCATTCGCCGTACTCTTCTTCTGCCCACTCCTGGAGCTTGATGGCTTCACGGATGGCCTGCTTCTTGGAGAAGACACAGATTGTTTTGACTGGCCATCCTTGCTGGTAGTACCAACCACCTTCTTCTGGTCCACCGTAACGCATGGCGCATTCGTGGAGGGTAATGGTGGTTGGTTCTTCACCTTCAACTTCGGTGTACCACTTGTAACTTGTGATGTAGTTACGAGCTGTTTGGGTCTTGGCAAATGGATTGTTAGTAGACATTCGATGAAGTCTCCGATGAGTGTGATAGTGATTGAGACGAGGACAATGCATAGGATGATTGGATCCTCATCCCATACTTGACGTTGTTTAGTCATGGTAGTCATTGATTACATACCTCTCGTTGTAGTGGTCACATGCATTGCGTTCTGCGGATGATATCTCATCGATACCATCCCATTCATCCATGGATGATTCACGCATTGCTTCTTCTATTTCATATGCTCTATCTGACATGGCGTCAAGATAGTCAGCTGCATAATCGTTTGGCATGTTGTTAAGTTGTAGTGGTTAATGCCTGCGTTTATAGGATGCGCAGCCCCCTGGTAAAATATATAATTATTGATTAATAACTATATGCCTGTACCAGTTACTAAATTTCAAGATTTGCTAAACGCGGTTACCAAAAATCCTGAATACTTTACACCTGGCTACACAAAACAATCTGTATTGTATAAAGGTGCCCCTGGTCAGATGTTAAATGCATTTAAAGCTTTTGTCCCTGGACAAGGCGGCATGCTAACACACGCAGATAAAACAGGCATGTTTGGCATTTCACCTTTGAGTGGGCAAATGACATTAAAATCTACTAACGGTTGGGGCCTTGATGTTAATCCCATGGCTAAATCAGTGGGATTTAATAAAGGTAATTTTGCAATTGGTGGTTCTTTCAATAAAGATTTACCTAGTGCATACATAAATTATGGCCCAGTTAATGTGCAGGGCTCTTTAGGCTTTGATCCAAGTATTCAAATGAATATTAATACTAATGCTACTAGAGACTTTATCGAACCAACAATGATGCAAGAGTTTCTTGCTGGTGATACAGTGCCACAACAATTAAATCCAACTGCAAGAGAGGAGTTGGAACAACAACTTAATCAATATCGCAATTCTAATCCAACTTGGTACAGACCATAGGATTGATTGCAACGATAAATCTGTTGTTGTTGTGTGCAATAATAAATACCATTTTGGGATTGATAAATAAAATGCATGCCATCACTAATTGTGATTCCACCAATACCAAGGTATTGTTGTAAGCATGCAAATGTTGTGCAAATAAAATTCATAGTTAATCAGTCTACTGTCAGATTATTCCAAGAATACTGAGCCAGCTTTTTGGATGATCTGGTTCTACTTCATCTTCATCTGGAGTAAAACATATTGAATCAAATACCCATTCTTCTACTTCTCCCATCGTTGGTACCGGAACCAACTCTTGTTTCCATGTGATGTGCGGCCAACCATCTTTGATAATGATCTGACGATTACAAAGACTTGTGTCCGCTGGTTCATCGGCTTCTTCTTGTGTCATTGTCTTATATCCCATAAGATCGCCAATGAGTAGTTGTGCAAGTGATAATGCCATGTTGTTGAGTTGTAGTTGTATGGTCTGCGTTTATAGGATGCGCAGCCCCCTGGTACTCATTGACTAAGTGATGTCACCCCAATGTAGGGTACATTACTTGTAAAGATATACACCTGCCCAATCTGCACGCTTGATCATTGACTCATATGATGTGTCATCAAAGAGCCAATAGCGTACATGCTTGGCAGGTGATTTGAATGATGCAGGTTTGTAGACTGCACCAGTCTTCTTATCAATGAAGGCATGCACCGACCTAGCGCCGCACGTATCTACAAAGATTAGTTTGAGATACTTCCTGCCTTCTTGGATCTCATAGTTGATCTTGTTGTAGTCACGCTCACCGTAATTACTGATGAGCGCTTGAACACAGTCACTGATTTTGGCATGTAATGTTAATTGATCTGTCATGGTTTAAGTTGTGCCGGTGATGGTGGTGGAGCAGGTGGGAAAGCAGTGATGTCAATGCCTAGCATTGCACCTGCTGTGATAATGGCAATGACAAGCATAAAGACTGTCACCAAAAGATTACTACGGCGCGTCTCATGAGACTTACCGTAAGAATCCAATGTGACAAACTTGCCCTTGCCCATGGAATAAATTGTCTTCATGTCATTCAACTGCAAAGATGTAACGGCAAGCAGTCAACCGCTCAGGCGTACTGCCCTCATCAATATCTGATAGAGGAACCCACTTGCCTTTGATGTTAAGGTCAACGCATTGTTGCCTGCGTTGTACCATGGCTATCAACTCATCTACTGTTGCAATCCAGTGCATGTACACCAAACCTGGCTTGCATTCCATGTAGTAGTCTTCAGGTTCAATATCAAATGTGCGGCAAGCTTCATTGATTTCATTCTGATCAAACGTTACAACCATGTGTCTCCGTTGAATTGAGTGTGTGCAGGATTATGAATCCTGCAAGAAACCCTGATTGCTCAGGGCTTGATGCAGAAATCAATCTTGATGCATGCGTTCCCAGCGCAGCAGATCCCTATTGAGATCTACCTTGCGCTGGAGTACCACGCAGAATGATTCAAGGTCCTGGAACTGAGCCATCCCATCTTGCCATTTCCAGAAGACATCAAGAGCAGCTTGTCGCTGTTCTTCAATCTCTTGGTCGATGACAGGAGAGTCCCTGCGTGCCAGGAGCCGGGCATCCTGGGTCAGGAGCTGTTCAACACTTGCAGGAGTCATGGTCCTAGTTGGGTTGAGTTGATCTGATGCAGAGCTAAACTCTGCAGAAAACCCACCGTCCGATACGCAAACGTATCAGATGGCAGGGCTTAGTGCAGAAATCAGATCTGATCTTTAGGTGTAAGTATGAATGCCATATCATTAGGCATCATGAGTGCAGCTGCACGACAACGAATGTCATGCAATACACCAGATGCCTGCGCCTTGGTAGGCACTTTGGCGTTCTCTACTGCTGATGCGGCAGTGCGCATGAAACAAGCAGTGTTCTTTCTAATGTTGAGCTTAGTCATAGCATGTAGTTGAGCTGAAGTACAGGATGTTAAGTCCTGCAGAAACCCATCATTGCTGATGGGAAAGTGCAGGAATCACATCAGATTGTGAAGTCGCTCTTGCTCCAGAATTATGGAGTCATGATAGTAGTCCTCCATAAGGAGGAGCATCTCTTTGATCTGAGTTGGTATCCCAGATCCAATAGTGCGTATGTCTCTTGCTTCCCATTGTTCCCATGTGTTATCTGTGTCTGGATCCCAGACATTCCAAAGCTTCTCAAAATGGAGCTGAGTACTCTCACCTCCATACCAAGCAACTCGGAAACCATTCTCAGCACTAGGCTGATAGATCATTGCAGGTTGCATGAATTGTCCTGAATGGATGCCACTGGATTGTGGCAATTGTTGTGTGGGGGATTTGATCCCCCGGCATCATGCCTGGTCAGATGACCATCACAACATCTGACATCATCATTTCAGGAAGAGTAAGTAGTTTGATGTCATTAGTACCCTGGACACCGTCATTTAACTCTGGCGAGTTATGTACGAAGTCCAGTTGTGCGGCATACTCAAGAGCTTCTACGTACTCGTTAGAGCCGAAGATGCGATCTTGAACGCCGTTGAGTGTTACGAAATACACTGTGTGCTCCGTAGGTTAAAGACAGACTTGAGGTCTGCAGTAACACCTGGTTGTCCAGGGGAAAGTGCAAACGTCAGATCTTATAGCCGTTGGTAATACACCATTCACGGTGTAGTTCATCAGCTTGGATGGGCCAGTCATGCTGCTTGCATTGCTTAGCAGTTGCAACATCAAGCTGATGAATAATCACCTGGCTTCCAACGCCAAGTATGATGGCATAAATAACAGTTGCAACAGCAAACTGCTTCGGATTGAATTGAGGCATGATCTGTGTGTAAGCCACACTCAGTGTGTGGCAATAACTGTGGGAGGGTTCGCACCTCCCAACCCGCTTGGTTACGGATCAGCTCAGCTTGCAAGCTTCAGCACCTGAATGCTGAAACTAGGGAACAAATGAAGGCGATAATCGCAGTCGCGCTTACCACATTCACATGGATTGGAATCCCAATCTTCTTGTTCTCTAATAATGGCCTCTGCTTCGAGCAATGCCTTTGCCTCCTTCGCACTCTGAAAAGTGGGATAGAGTGTGTTCTGATGAATCCGACGATCATAAGGATCGTCTGCAGTAAACACTTCAATAGCAAAAAGGTTCACAGGAAACTCCTGTTGTGCGGTGCCTATCTCCGCTGGAGGCAATAACTGAGGGAGGGTTCGCACCTCCCAACCCGCTTGGTTACGGATCAGTCAGGATACTTCTTATCCCACTCTTTCTGCAAGCGACGTGCCTCTCGGCACCCGCTTACATACTGGACTCTGACAGAGTCCGTGACATCAGGTAATTCCGCCACATGCATATGGCGGAGTACCGGGCGTGAATAACGCCACCATCCGGGATTGCCCGGCCAGTCTTGTTGGTACTGAACAAGAACAGCTTGCTTGGCCACAGGAATCTCCTGTTGTGCGGTGCCTATCTCCGCTGGAGGCAATAAGGGTTGGGGGATTTGATCCCCCGGCTCACGCCAATGACTTACGTCATCAACCCCAGTGGACGCCTTCGCTGAGGACAACAATGTCCAATGCGTCTAGCTGATCCCAGTGCGGCATGGCACGACTGCTGTTAAGCAGCAATTGACATGCCAGCCTGCCGACTGGTGCACTTCCTACGTACATATCTTCTTCAGGAAGAAGACCTGCACTCTGGAACTTACCCCAGCCTTGGGTCAAGAAACTATCAAGTGTTGCCACATCAGATCCTTTGGTGATGCAATAGAAGTTGTAACCAACTTCCTGTTGATCTACCTCCGGATGTGCAGCACGATAGAGTTGCTCGGCTTCCCGAAGGATTTCGAGCTGAGCCATCGTGCCCTGTGGCACACCTGCCAGCTTCTCCAGCTTGGCGGCGTCCTTGGTGTTGGGGTAAAGACGAACTCCCATGATTCTCCTGGGTACACTTGGACTTACACTGCGGGATTGCAGATGCCAAGCAGTTCATCTCAGTCAACACCTGAGACTATGTCTGCTACGTTTAACGTCCAGCTCGACGATCAATCCCGACCTAAAACATCGGGATATCTACTCGACCGGCATTTATAACCACCACCCTCGCGTGGAGCGGCCATTATACACGCGTGATATAATGCGCGTGATTTTAAGTACTAAACCGATATAAGTGTGTAAAAAATAAGTATGAGGGCTACATAAACCCCTGGTTGCCCAGGGGAAGAGGTAACCGTCAGTCTTTGGCTACTGCTCTGACAACGAAGCTGAGGTTCTCAGGCTTCCTGTCAATGTACACACGCCACTGACGTGGCATAACAGTACTACATTCAACTCCATACTCATACTGAATCCACTCCAACTCTTGGCAATGCAGATGACTAAGCAACATATTCATCAGCTGCTTCGGTGTAATACCTGAAGCCCTGAAGAATCCTGGTGCTAAACTCACACGCTTGCCATCATATAGAGCAAAGCTAGCCTGCTCGACACGAAAGTCAAGCTCTTCTTCGCTAATCGTGTTAACTACTGTTGCCATGGTACTGAACGCGATGGTACTCTGCGTTGTACGGATGCGCAGCCCCCGCTATACTCTTACCTACCCCTCACACCCTTTATTTTTTTCTCCACACATTTCGCTACGCTTGGGTGTTGGTAGAAGCCCCAAAAAAATCAAATGGTTTTTTCAGGCCCCTTATAGGGCCGGCCTAATTAAAAAAGTCAATTTTATGCTAAAAATGTAATTTGTAGTCCTAGTTAGCCCAAATATTCAGACAAAAATGCCGAGGGTTTTAGTCCTCGGCAGGTATAAACTATAGATTTTGTTTAGATTTGGTATTAGCCTTCTTGTTTTTTCTTATACGCCATAGTTGCATTCACCGCTTTGTTAAACGCCTCTTCATTTGGAAGCTCATACGCCAGTTCTTTACGCGCAGATGTCACAAAATCACGCACTTCCAGGGAGTCTTGTCCTTTTTTTGCCATGTCAAGGGCTTTGTTCTTGATGGCTTCTAGTGCTTCGACTCGTTTTTGGCGCGTTCCAGCGTCCATTACCTTTGTTTTGACATCTATCCCCTAACTATAACGCCTGTAATTCCTGGATTTGTCAACAATAGAATGATGACAGGTTAAAAATAGCGCTAATAAGTACCAATGCCCCTCTCTCCAGCTGATTTTTACGCATATAGCCGCGCCACTGGTACTCCATTCCCCGAAGATCCAGAAGAAAGGGCACAAATCGCCCCTGAAGTACTTGCATTTCGTCGCAATCAGCTCAAAGCACCTCAACAGGAGGAGCAACAGGGGTTCAATTTGACCAATGCGCTTGGTATTGGTGCAGCATTAGCAGGTCTTGGGGCAGGCGCCTACGGTTTACGTCGTGCCTTAGGCAGTCGTCCTCCACGTCCTGAGCCAACTCCCCAAGCTCCTACAGGACCAGGCACCGAAGTAGGCGCAGTACAAAACTTGGTGCGTGATTTAGGTCCTGCTACGACTGCTGAACCTGAAGTGCAAGAAGCTGCTGCCAATATTGCAGCTGAACCAACTCCACCTCCATCTCAAAAACCTCCAACTAAAAGTGATACGTCTTTTGCCAAGCAATATCTTCAAGATACTGGAGCTGTAGCACCAGAAGATCTCACTGGTATTCAAGAAACCCAACATGACTTTGTTGTACAACAACAAGTAGAAGCGGTTGACTCTGGCCTTGAACAGGAAGAACAAAGAATTGATGTAAAATTTCAACGTCACACCGGAACTGATGTTCCAGATGTTGACATCCCTCAATCAGAAGATACAATCCAAGCTTTTGGTTTGTTGCCCGCAGCCCAACGCACTCTTACAAGAGAAGAAAGAGAAGCAAAAATATTTGCCCGCTTAGAAACAGAGGCTTTAAAACTTGGTAAAACAACGCATTCAGCCACTAGTCCTTTTGGACCAGAAGGTAGACGTATTCCTCCTGGGCCTTTGCTTTATCCTTCTCAAATACCTGTATCTGACGGCGAACAAGTCCTTGGTGTTTCTAGTCCTACTCGCGAATTTTTAAACGTATTTGCACAAGGTGATCCTCGTGTGCAAGATGTTGTTCGTCGCGAAAATGTTGCAGGATTTGAACGTGTTAAAACTTACGGTGGAGTAAAAGGAGCTTCCTTATTAGAAGATGATGTTTTTGATCCTTTATCTGGCGAGTTAATTTCAAAAGGTGAGCAAATCACTGCGGCGGGAAAAACCAGGCAAGTCCTTAATCCTGCTTGGACAGATGCTTATCAAACATATTGGGAACGCCGTGCCGCTGAACTTCCACACACTCTTGATGACTATGAACAACGTAAAGCTGCTGGCCAATTAAATTATCAATTACCCGCAGAAAAACAGAGTGCACGCAATAATGCGCAGATGTTTGAAAAATGGGATAGCAAAACATCTGAAGCATTACAGGATCTTTACGCTGAAACCGTTGGTGATATTCCTCAATACATTACAGAAATAATTGAACCTAAAACAGCTTTTACTGGAACTCAAACCCAGTATCGCGGACAAGTTGGAACTACAGGCGAAACTACTGGCGCACCTGTTCCCGTGTTAAATCCCAAAGGAATTGTTTTTGGTGCACAAACAAAAGGCCAACCTTTTATTTCTGTTGGAGAAAAGGCTCTTGCTCGTGCAGCGCAAGACCCTTCTTATGCTTCAGGCAACGTATTGCGTTTTAAAGGGGAAGGAAGTTCAACTAAACTTGACGTAATGCCACTTAGTTATGATGCAGAAGCTGATGTTCTTTTACCTTCTTCTGTTCAAGGTCAACAAGTTAGGGGTAAAGTAAAGGTAACACGTACCGCCCTGGTCCCTCTTCAAAAAGCTGTTTTAGTAAAAGACAAACAAACCGGACAACACAAAACACAGCTTGTTAATTTTTCAATTGATTTAACGGCACCTGTTGGTACACGTACGGCAGTCGATGAATCAGGTAGAGAAGTTGCAAAAACAGTGACTTTACAAGAAGCGGTTAATGATCTTCGCAATTATCACGGAAAAGATTATGCTTCTTTAAATCGTGATGTAGACGCTCTTTTGCGAAGTACACATAATGCTTACGATGTTCCTGTAATGACAAGAACTTCGTTTGATAAATATGATGAAGGTCGAAATGAATTTATTCGGATGCTTTCAGGCTCTCAATATGAAGCTAAAGAGTATGGTTTTTTAACTTCTGTAGAGGGTCAAAAATTACCGTATACAGGACCTCTTGCTCCTGGCTCAAAAGGCAATAGAGCCGAAAACATAACAAATGCTCGTTTAATGCTTTCACAAGCGGGTGTTCCACTGGATAAAATTTCTGATTATTTGCCTCACGCTGAAGAGTTAAAACCAACTCCTCGTGTTCAAGCCGCCACTACTCGCGATGTTGGAATTCCAAGACCTGACATCATGTCAACAGGCACAGAGTTAGGTGTCCGTACCAGTACTTACGAGCGTATTTCTCCCAGGATGGGGGGTGCTGTTACAAGTCAGTTAAGAAGCTTAATTGCCAAAGGAGCCAAAATTGAAAACATTAATGGAAATGTTGTTTATTCAACTGCACTTGGTAAAGTGTCTTATCCTGAGAATCAATTGATTGATACTTTAAAAGCTGAAAACCAAGACGCACCTTCCATTGCTGCTTTAGTCGGACGTTCAATTGCAACAGAAAAAACTGATCCGTTGGTTATTCGCAAAGAACCTAGTGTTCTTGCACAAGAAAGAGGTAGTGAGGCTGGTTATTATTACAATGAAGCCGGTAACCGTATTAAAGAACCAATTACAACTCCTTGGGGTTCATTTACAGGGGCAGCTCGTTTTGCCGCTGGTCCCGCCTCAGTTGCTTCCATGGGAACTTACCCCCAAGGTGGCGGCCGCGTACGTGTAAAAACTTCGCCTACTGCCCTAAGCCAGCTTCAAGAACGCAATCAATTCGCATATACCGCAAACTTAACCCCTGGCGGCCGCGTTGTGCGTGGTGGCTTACAACTAGGTCAAGGTCTTGGTGCAATTTCCGCAGGACTTGGTACTCTTAGTGAATCAGAAACAATTAATCGTTATGGTGTAAGTGGATCACAACTTCAAGAAATTGGTAATCGTCTAACGGCGCAAGCTGCTTACAAACTTGGCCAACAACCTGGACCAACAGCATCTAGTGCTCCCGGTGGTATTCAGTCCGCCTTAGAAACTTCTACTCGTATGTCTTCTCCTATTCCTAATATGACTCCTTCAGTTGATCCTATCCAAGCGCGTAATGATGCAGTTGCGCGGCATATTGGCAACTACATCTCAGCTGCATCTGAACGGATGGAAGGTCCTGCTTCTATTCAAGGTGTTAAACTCAAAGGAGTAGGACAAAATGCTCTTCGTCCTTACCAGGCTCCCTCTGAGGGAATGATTCAACAATTAATGCGTGCCGCTCGTCGTCGTTGATCATGGCAGAAGAAAAGAAAAAAGACAAGAAGTGGATCCAGGGCATGGATATGAAGGAGGGTGCTTTTACCGCTAAGGCAAAAAAGAAAGGCATCACTTCTGCTCAATTGCAAGAAAATGTCCTGGCTAATCCAGATAAGTATGATGAAAAAACTGTTAAACAAGCACGGCTTCGTCAAACGTTGGTAGGATTAAAAAAGAAGAAAGCACAAAAGTAAATGGCCAAAGATAGTAGGCTTGATCTAGGTCGTTATATCCAGAATCCTTTTAATCGCCGTGGTGAAATTGCTAAGCGATTAAATTTTGATGACTTATTTGCATCTAAACCTGAATCAGGCCAGTATCCCTGGAACCCCTCCAGGTTTGGTACGCAAGACTTAATGAAGCGTGCTATGACACGCAAAATCAATTTAAACCCTGAACTTAACTTTGTAGGTAACACTCCATTCTTTGACGACAATTCAGAAGTAACTCCGCAATATGACATGTTTGGTCTTGGGACTTTTGATCGTCCTGAAGCCTACGATTTTGACGAAGGTAGAGCAAAAACAGCTCAACGCCCGCAAGATCAGCCGGACTTTGATCCCACCTGGATGGAGGCCTACAAACTTAGCCCAACCATTAACCCTGGTAAACGAGCAAAGAATCCAATGCCTCGTACCAAGAACCCTGATCCGAATGGCTATCTAATGGCAATGGCTGAAAACAGGGCAGAAGATGAAGTGTCTGGCAAACCATCTATTGCACAGCTTTTAGATAACAAAGGTTTGATGAAACCTGTTGACGTTAAAAAAGACGATAAAGAAGGGGAGAGAACCGCTAACGATGAATCGGTTGAGACTAATGTGTCGCCAGGGAAGACTACAGCATAACCAGCCGTAGAATACGTAGATCAGACGCATACAATATGAATTTTGGATCCATTGCCAAATTGATTGGTAGCCAGACTTCCCGTCAAGCAGCCAAGGCGGCGATCCCTGGTGCAGCAATGAACCTTGCCCTGGGCACCCTTGCAGGTGGTCCCGTGGCAGGTGCTGCGTATGCTGCAGGGGATTTTCTGTTGAACTATCCATTGGTGGGCTTGGCACGCAAGCTGGCTCCAGGTACACCGGCAATGGAAGCACTTGTTAAAAACAAAAAGGGTGAGTTAGTTCCCAAAAATCTTCCCTATCAACCATCTCATCTTGAAGCAGGTGTTAATTTTGCAGCCTCACTCGCATCAATGCCCTTGGTAGATGCGGTGACAAAAGGCTCCTTGTATTCACAGCAGGGCGTAATAGAGCCAACAAATATTTCTCAAGAGCAACAGATTTATCAACAAGCTACTCAGCGTCAGCAAATTAATCGACTGCAAGCACAAGCATTGTCCCCTGGTACGCAATTCCAGATGCAAGGTATTGAGCAAACTCTACGTGATCCAAATATTGCATTAGGAATTACATTACCGCCCGAAACCCTTGCACTGTTAAACGAGCTTGCATAATGGCCAAAACAACACCATTACATCAAGGATATCGAGGGGGGTTTAAAGCAGGCCTGGAGGCTATGCTGCAAACATCTCCATCTCGTTACGCAGAAACAAAACGTACTGTTCCCGTTGCTGACACATATCCTTCACCTACTACTACTACTACTGGCTCTACACAAACAACTCGTAAAATTTCTGCAAACGATCCTGAATTCAAGCAGATCATCAAAGATGCAGGCATTACTTTCAAAGAGACGCCAGGTGCATTTCTTGGTGCGTATACTGCACGTGTCCTAGGTGATATTGTCAACCAAGAAACCAGGGCAATGTGGTGGGAAATAAACCACCCCATTGCTCTAGTTGATAAACTTGCAGCTAAAGCAATCGATCCAAATAAACAACTCCATCCTTATCAAAGAGCAGGCGTTCTTGCTTCTTTTGTTACACCAGCTTTTGCCTTGGCTGGTGCTTACGACCCAACAAATATCTCAGAGCTTGGTCGTCCAAAAGGCTACAAACAAAACAATCCAGATCCAGAAGATCCAACGCAATCTCTTGACCCTGCAACTGAAGTTTTTGAACGTTTCATGCTTGGTAGGCAAGGTCGTCCGCTTGCTTACGAAAAAGCTAAAGAAGAAATTCCAACCCTTACAAAACAACGCTATGCCAATTACATGAACTTCATGTATAACGAACCTGCCCTCCTTGGTTCTGTTAAGGCAACTTCTGAAAACTTGCAAGGTGTTCCCGAGGCACGTGTTTTTGGTTATCCAGTATCTATCCCAACAGTCACTGCAGTTGCTGGCGGCATAGCAGGCGCTAGGTTGGGAATGGCATCTGCTCCTAAACCACCAGCTGCTGTTCAACTAAACTTACTTGAAAAAGCTGCTACACCTATTGAATCTTCCTATAAACCTCGCGGACTTGCTACTAGAGGCATGCTTGGTGGTTTAGCCGGAGGTGCCGCTGGTGCAATCGCAGGTGTACTCGCCAACCAAGCCCTTGCTGCAAGAGCAAATCAATCTCAATTACCAATGCAGTAATAAAAGTACTGGTAGAATTTATTCATAAGAAAGATCTAGTTAGATGCCCCCTCAGATTGTAGACCCATGGTCTTCTCCTACTACATATCCTTCTAGTCCTTTGTTTACTTCTCCTGCAGGAGCTTCTCCACAGGCTGCTGATCCTACTCTCGGGGAACGATTTCAAAATTTCTTGAATCGTGGCCGGGACGTTGTGAGACGTGCTGGTGACCGTGCAAAAACTGCACTTAGCTCTGTTGATACTCCAGAGAATCGTGGCAGGATGCGTGCCGCCTCTGGTTTAGGTGCCACGGCATTAGGTGTTGCCCCTGGGGCATTGCAGACTCTTAGCCAACAAGGCATTCTTCCGGCTGCAGTTAGTACTGGGGCAGGTCTTTTGGCTGGTACTGCAGTAAGCCCTGTTGCTAACGCAATGATGCGCAGTGGTTCGCTGTCGATGAAACTTGCTGGCTTTGGTCTTCAAGCTCTTGCTCCGGCTGCTGCGCAAGCTGGTACTGCTGGTCTCTTTGGTGCCGCAGAAGCAGGAAAAACCGGTTCAGGGGGAGCAGACGTATCTATCCCTGGTACTCCTGTAACACCAGAAATTCCTATTTCAGATGCAGCTCGTGAACGCATTCAACGTGAGCGCGATCTTGCCTACGAGACAAAAGCACGTACGCAACTTGGTCAAGCACAACTTGGACTTGATCGCCAAGCGTTGATGGATCAAAACAATGCCTTGGTACAACTTCAAAAATCTTTACTTCCAATTCAAGAGCGCACAATGCGCCAACAGCTTGTAAATCAACAGGCTTTAATCAATACGCAAACTGCTGCCTATCAGCAATTAGGTCGTCAAGCTGGCATGTTTAAACTTGCTGGTCAAGGTATGGCAGAAGCTGGCGCAACAATGCGAACTGCACTCAGCCAAAATCCGTATTCAGGTTCTACTATTCAAGCACCTTCCATTAGTTTTGGTTGATCATGGCTGATATCTTTTCACTTCCGCCTCTTGCGGGACAAAGTGATACTTTACAAAAAGCACAGGGCTTTTTTGGCCCTGGTACAGAACGTCTTCTTGCATTTCAAAAAGAAAATAAACTTACCGGTGAAGACGTTCTTAATTTAGGTCTTGCCAATATGTTGTTTGACACACAACAGCAAGAAGACCGCCAGCGCCGAGCTGCAGAAGCTGCATATGATATTCAACTCAAAGCTGCCAAGGAAGCTCAAAAGCTAGGCAAAGAAAGTCTTGCCTACACTTCAATGATGAATCAAATCAATAATCTCCCTGGTACCATTGCATCTGCATTTGGTGGCGCTGGTGAACGCGAGTTAATGCAAAATCTTTACGGCAAAATTCCAGAAGTTGTATCCGAAACTTACCGCACTTTCCCGCGCATGCAGATTCAACCTGTGGGATATAATACGCCTTCTTCCAACTATTTCAACTAAACAAGCATTCTGTCATTTAAAATGAAACAATACTGAGGTCGATATGGCAGCTTCTGGTTCACCTACTGATTTTTGGTCTGGTGCTGGTGGCCCGATTGTATCCGCAGGCATTGGCTTGGTTGGCCTGCCATTTCAGATTGCTTCTCAGCAGCGTCAACAAGACATTATGCGCTCCGGCTTGGAAGCGCAACTACGAGCTCAAAATGCTGCTCTTGAAACCAATGCAATGCTTGGTCGCGAGGGTATGTATGGCCAGCTTGGTGAGAGCTTAGGCGCACGTGTCTTCGGCCAAACTGCAGCAGATCTTGAGTTCGGCCGTCAGCTTGCAGGTAAGCAATGGGAGATGGGTCCAGGTGCTGAAAAACAGTTAGCCTTTGATACAGAACGAGCGCGGCGACAGTTTGATCTAGTTGGATCAGCTGCTTCCCGAGAAGCTTCTCAAAGAGCAAATCGAGAAGAATTAAAAAAATCCCTGGCAGAAAGAGAAGCGCAAATGGCTGGTATGTTTGGTCGTATTGCGCCACGTGATGTTGGCACAATGTTTGTTTGAGGTATTGAATCATGGGCGGCGGAAGAGGGACTACAGTAAACTATCAACCACCAAATATTCCAAAAGATGATACTTTTGCTAATTATCTAAAGTATCAACAGGATCGAGAAGCGCAAGCTGAACAGCGTGTTGCAGCGGAGAAAGCCGAACAAAAAGCTGCTTCAGAGGCAAGGAAAGCTTCAGGTGCCAGTGCGTATGGCGGCATGCGTTCTGGTATTGAATCACAACTTCGCCAAGGTTTGATTTCATACGGTGATGCTACATCCCAACTCAGGGATTATGCCGCCAAATACGACCTTGCTCCCCCAGAGGCCGACATCTCTGCTCTGACTGATGTCTATACCAAGGAGCTACTCCCTGGCAGACGTAAGACAGGTATTGCCGCAGCCTACCAGGAAACATTAGGTCGTCAAGCAACAGAAGAGGAAGCAACTCAAGCTGCTGAACGCTTTAGCCAAGGTTATTACAGTACTTTCCAAGACTTGCGTGATGCTATTGCTAAAAGTCCTGAGTATCAAAAGAAATTTAATCAAAGCTACCTCGACAACTATTACGATACTCAATACGGCAAACAGCTCACTGACACTGCTGGTGAAAAAACAGGTAAACGTGCTTTCACTTTTGACAAGAGTCTTCTCCCAACTTATGCAGATGCAACTAAAGCCAGAGCTGGTGTAGCAACCCCTAATTTCCAAAATCAATTTATTGGTACTCCAGCTGAACTTGACGAGCAACTGCAAAACGTACGTGATACACGTAAATATCTTTACAGTGCTGGATTAACCAATCTCCAAGGGGAGATCGATAAAGAAACGCAATCTCTTAAGAATGAAGGCGCTAAAGAGGTTGCTGTAGTCTCTGCCAAAGGAAACGTTTATTCCAGTCTTCTTTCGGGATTCTGGTCATAAACTTAGTGCTATAATTATTTTGTTATTTTAAAGGGCTTTAAATGACTAAAGGAGATTGGTGGGACACCGGCGATGTTTCCGATTACAATGCATATAGCGCCAAGCAACAAGCAATTCGCGACGCGCAATCGCGTGGTGAAATTGACGAAACAACCGCAAGTGAGCTTCGTAAACAAGCTGCACAGCAGAAATTTGGTGCAAAATCGTTTGATATTAACGAATTTGACGCTCTTTTAGGTCGCTTGGAAGCCTCCAAAGGTCGTCAACAACGTCAAAAATCTGTCGAAGGCCGTCGTGATATCTACGCACAAGGCCTTGCTTCTATGATGTCTAACTTCTGATTCTTTTGTATAATACGTAAGCCATGACCAGTAGCGTACCAGCCGGTCAATCAGATACTGATGACTGGTTTGATCTAGACAAATATCGTCAGGCTGCTGGCGTGGCATACGAATTTTCCAAAAAGAAAATGGAGACTGCTGGTGAGCAAGAGCGTGAAACCATCGGTACGGGCGCAAAAGAATCTCGAACCTCAGCTGAACAGCAACAACAGTTCAAGCAAAAAGATGAAGAGCGAGATTACGGACAGGCCCAACGAGCTTATCGATATTGAGCTCTTTGAGTATTGGGTCGACAATCTTGATGCTCCCACCCAAGAAGGATTCAACTCTTTCGCAAAAAACACCGACTCTGTAATTGAGATCTATGTCTATGCCCGCTTCCTTGGATACAAAGGAAGTATTGTTGCCTGTGAACTTTGGGTTAAAGATAATTACCCCAAGGTTGATTACGGCAAAAAACTTAGAGACGAAGTAGATAAAATGCTGGAAGACATTGAGCTTCTTCGTTCTGACATTGAAGCTGGCGCAGTTAAGCGTGATGTTGGCGTGCGGCAGGTTGCTGCCATGCAACGAGAAGTGCGTGGTCACATTGATCAAATTCAAAAGACTAATAACCACAAAGATCGCAAAGCACTTGTAATGGCTGGAGCTGACCGCGCCATACGTGAATTGTTGATTACGTTCCAGGATGATCCTATTGGTATTCCACTGGAGGAAGCATCAATGGGTGTATGGGCACGTATGCAACTAGACGAATAACACGTTTAGAATATTACTAACAGATTTAACAATCACTTCCTGGACATAATTTAAATGGCTGGTAAAATTCCTCCGCAATTCTTGGCTCATCTTAAAAAGAAAGAAGCGCAAAAAGAAGATGGATCTGAGATGTCAGACAAAGAAAAACGCAAAGCTGCGTTAGATAAAGCACGCAAATATCAAGATCAAAAACGCAAGAAGCAAGAAGCAAAAAAATGATGTAGTATTCAGTAATACCTGAAATATTACCGTGCCATCTCATACGCATCTTGCTTATCGACGCAACGCACAAGCTGCCGCACGTAATCAGCAGATACGTAAACCAACCAACTCAAAAGAGCTGGAACGGGCGCAAGAAGATTTTGGTTTCTTTTGTGAATATGTAGCAGATAAACCTCCTGCTACACACCATAAAGAATGGCACCGTCATTTTATTACACAAGAGGATAGCAATTGCCTTATTAAGATTGCTGGTCCAAATATTGATTTGTTGGCTCCTAGGGGGAGTGCTAAATCTACAATCTTAGGTTTATTTACTGCATGGGCTATTGGCGTACATACGCAAGCCAGGCTTCCGCTACAGGTTCTTTATTTGTCTTATACCGTTGATATTGCACGCTCTAAATCTGCCACCATTAAACGCATCATTGAAAGTAAAAAATATCAAGAAGTATTTCCTAAAGTTCGCCTATTAAAAAACGCAACCAGTAATGAGTACTGGTCTATCGACCATAAATTTGCTGGCATCGATGTTACTGGTGATGAACAATTTACCCTTTGTGCCGCTGGCCTCAAAGGTTCAGTGACTTCCAAGCGTTCTCATCTTGTGATGATTGATGACGCAATTAAATCTGCCGCTGACATCTCCAATCCAGATATCCGCAAACAGATGCAGGACAACTGGAATGCTGTGATTGCACCGACTATGTTTGAAGGAGGACGAGCGATTTGCCTTGGTACTCGCTTCAGGCATGATGACATTCACTCAACCACTTTTAACGAACAGAACAACTGGAAGCAAGTAGTCTTATCCGCCATCCTTAATAATCCCGTAACAGGTGATGAGGAGTCTTACTGGCCAGAGATGTGGTCATTGGATTATCTAAAGGAAAAGAAACGTCAGGCACCTGTTGCTTTTTCGTTCCAATACATGAATCAGGTCGTCAGGCAGAATGAGCTGTCCCTGGCGCCAGAACTAATTGTTAAAGCAGAGATCTCAACGGAGTTTGATACGCTTGGTGTTGGGGTTGATTTGTCCGCTGGCATCAAAGAGAAAAATGATTACACAGTAATGGTTCTTGGCGGGCGCATTGGTGATCGCATTCACATCATTGATTACCGTCGTATTCGCGTCATGGGTAATCTAGAAAAACTTGATGCCATGAAAGAATTGCTTAATGAATGGTCTGTGATTGGAAAGGATCAGAACGGTATTTATTTTCCAACTCACTCAACATGCGACATCTGGAGCGAAGCTGTTCAGTACCAGGCCTCCCTGGAAGCCGACTTCAAACGTATTTGTCTGAGTAACGAAAGCCTTTACAACTTGATCTGGCATCCTGTCAAAGGATTCCGTGGCGACAAACTGGCTCGTTTTCGTGGCATTATGGGCTTGTTTGAAGATCGTAAGATCATTTTCAATCGTTACCGTAATTTCACTGCCATGTTCGAAGAACTGACCAACTTTGGCGTCAGTAGTCACGACGACTGTGTTGACGCACTTGTTTGGCTTGTGACGGGATTGATGCGCAAGGGCAATCTTCATATTGATTATTGAGCTTTAGAATTAGAAAAAAGCTTTAGTTCAGTGGGACCAGAATACATTGCACTTGCGTTAACTGCAGTGATATCTGCTGTTTCCAGTGGCACTTGGGTAGCAACCAAGATCCTCAACAGACAAGAGGAAAAGCGCATTCAGACTGTTAATTACGTCAAATCGCAGGAAAGGCGCTTGGATAATTTGGAAGATCAGCTGAACCGGATGCCCTTGGAATATGTATTGAAAGTTGATTTCCTTCGCGAAATCAAAGAAATGCACGATAATTTTCGTGAAATTAACAACAAACTTGATAAACTGGTTGAAAAGATCTTAAGCAAATGACCGAGTACATCATTGAAGTCCAAGAGGACGAGGACAATAATTTGTTCATCCAATTGCCTGACGATTTAATTGATGAGCTTGGCTGGGAAGAAGGCGATCTACTTAATTGGGATATTCGCGGTGAAGGCATTGTCCTTACAAAAGTAAACGAACGTGGTGAGTATGAGCCATTAGATGACTAGAATGTAGATAGAAAACTCAAATCCAATGAAAAAGAAACAGCTTGTTAAACAAGCACTTAAAAATCCGCACTTGTTCGCACCTGCAGAACTTGCATATTTTGATCTCTGGCTTCGCAGTAGGAAACAGCGGAAGAAAGCTGCTAAGATTGAAGAAAGTACAAAGGCAAATAGTTAATGGCCGTCGACGCTAAATCTAGACTCAAAGAGATTGTCGACTCTTATCTTGAAAAAGATGGTGGTGCGGCAATTGATACTGGCATCGTTGCGGCACACTTGGCGCAGATGAAATTATTTGGCATCCGTCAGGGTGTTGAATTTTTTCCTGCTCAAGATAACTTCGGTAATCAACGCAAAGACTTTATCGATCGTGTAATTAAATACAACTCACTCGATATCCGCCTTGATTCCATCTGGGATTATTCCCTTTGCGATGGTCAAGGTCTGTTTTACATTCGTCCAACTGAAACCAACTATCGCCTTTACTATTTCCGTAAACACGAGTACAGAAGCTACTACAACATTGATGGCGAACTGGATGAAGTTGTAATCATTTACAGCTACAAAGTTAAAAATGGTTTTGGCTACCAGCAAGACATTGAAGCTTCTAGCTTGACCGGCCCAGCAGTCATGGGTGGTACTGGAGCTAAGCGTTATATCAGGTTGTCGATCAAGCGCAAAACAATTGAAGAAACACACTCAGAAGGTGAACTGTCGTTTGATACGCAATACCAAGCTGTACCTGGCAAGACCAAGACATTTACCAACACTCTTGGGTTTATTCCCTGTGTTGAAATCTTCCATAACGTCAGAGGATTCTCTACAGAAGGTGTTGGCGAATTTGATGCACTTGCTAATCACATTTGTACGCATGACGAGATGGTTCGCACCATGCGTAAGAACGTTCAGTTTTTTGGCAATCCAACTCTTCTTTCTTCCAGGCCCAAGACTGACCTGATGGAGGCAGGCGGTGACAACGTTGTTCAGCGTCCATCCATTGCAGCTAACTCAGGCTTTGGCAGTCCCAGTGCCCTTAGTCAGTCACGGTTTAAAGCAGATCCTGTCACCCGTGGCATTGACGGTCAGATCCGAGTTCCACGGGTGATTGCAAACCTGGAGCCCAATGACCGTGTTGGCTACATTGTTCCAGATGCCATCACGGGAGATCAAAATTCTTTTGCACGTCAATATCGAGAAGAGATTCGCACCGCTCTTGGTGGTGTAGACGAGTTATCTATCTCAGCAGGCGTGACTGCAACTGAGTACAAATCTCTGTTTGGTCGTGTTTCTGCCACATCAAAGAAAAAGGCTATTGCTATTTACACTTATGGTATTTGCCGTTGCCTTGAGTTAATTATCTATCAGGAAGAACGTTTGTTTAAAAATACACTTGCCGCTGCTGCAGGCCTCGAAAAACCACTTGATCTTCCTGAGCTTGCAAGTGCAGAAGATGTAGCTGCTTACAACCAGGCTATGTCGGCTTTTGAGGGTCAAGTTAAACAGTTAATGTTGGCTTGTCTTAAGACTGAACAGATCCCACCAGGCGTGTCTGGTTTGATTCCAGATGGTGATGTAACTATCAATTGGCGTTGGCTGGGTCCTGTATATGAGGACTCTACTCAGGACATCCTGAACAATTCCATTGTGGTACGTAACCTACAGGAATTAGGTGTTGATAGCATTGAAGCACTGAAATACCTCTTCCCGTCCAAAACGGATGAGGAACGGGCCGAGATGTTATCTGGGTTCCCGTTCAGAATGGTGAACGAATTGCAGGGTGCATACTCTCAATTTGCTCGCTTAGTGGGGGGAATGATGCAGACTCCTCACCCGCAATCACCGGACTTACCGATGGCTGCGGATCCGCGATTAGATCTCACACCCTATCTATATCGCACGTTAGAAGCTTTACAAAAGGAGATGAGCTATGCAGGACGCTACCGTCCAATCGATCCCACAGACGAGCCAAGTGCCAGCGGCCGTCGCCCCGAGCAGCTACGTGGCTCCAGCACCACAAGCAGCTCCGGTCAGCTACCAAGTGCCGGCTCCGGTGGGGTATCAGGTGGGTACCAGCTACCCCCAAGCGGTACCTCAGGCAGCCCCCAGCTACCAATCCAGCCCTACTCAGTACGCCCCCCAATCCCAGCCGGAATCTCCAGCGGGCAACCCATGGGAATCGGCGTTCAACAAGGTAGTGAATCTGCTGAGCGCACCAGTCCAATCCCCGTTCCAGGGTCAACCGTCAACTCCGCCGACAGCGTATACCCCGGCGAATTACGGTCAGTACAGCAACCAAGCTACGCCACAATCGGGGACGCAGACCTCGTATCCCAGCCAGGCTTACTCGCCCAACTCTTCCCAAACCTCCTCCAATCCATCCTTGGAGCAGATCGCGGATTACCTGGGAATGAGCCAGGACAGCCGCTACGTGATGGACTCGTTCGGGGTGGAAGCTCCGGCTCTGCTGAACAACTACGCTCTAAACCTGGAGCAAATGCTGGACAGCGCCGTCGCGTGGGGAAACCGCGCCGCTAATACCATCCAGGGTTACGCTAACTTCGCTGTTAACGAACATCAAGAGAATCTTGCCTACAACGAGATCCTTACCAATCCCGATGTTCTGAGCGATTACACCCTCAAGTTCTTTGGTCCTGAAGGCCCATATCCTGTTTACGAAAATGAACAGGAACTTGAGACGCGTGGTTATCCGACTCAAGCTTTAACTCAACCGCAGTTTACAAATCTTCCTGCACCCCCTACCGCAGCTGCTCCCCAAGCACCTGAGAACTTCTGGGGCACATTCAGCGAAGTAATGACGCGTGATCCTCAGAACGCCTGGCGCGTCCTGAATCAAGCTCAACCTCAAACTGTGGCAAACAAACTGTTTGTAATGGAGTGATGCCATGCGTGGCGCTCTTAAATTAGGCGTACCTATTGCCGCTGGCTTAGCGACGGGTGGGTACGCCCTTTCTCAAGGTGAAGATCCAGGTTCTGCAATTCTTGCTGGTGCTGCAGGTGGCCTGGGTGGTGCAGCAGGTTTACTTGGCGCACGTGCCCTAGCTGGTAAATATGCAAAAGATGTTGCAGGTTTAATGAATACCGGCAAAGAAGCCGCAGTTCGAAATTTAACTTCTGCATCTCAAAATATCTATCCACCTCTTAAAACTGGTGCCAGTGTGATTTCTCCTGGAGAAGCTGCAGCAGCAGAAAAAGTTAATGCGGCTCGTGCACGAATGGCAGGAGAAAGTAAGCGTGCTGCACTGCTTGGCGGAATGGCTGGCGCCATTCAGGGAATGCCTCAGGCAACTGAAGCAGGTGTTTATTCCGGACTTAAAAAGGGATTAGGCACCATTGCTGTACCTACGTCTGCACTCGCAGCCGGCCTTGGTGGTGTTGCCCTTGGTGCCATCCCTGGTTCCATGGGTGTACCAGGTTTTACGCAAGGTGGTCCTGTTGATCCCGAATCTTACGGCTCTAGTAATTCCCCTGGTGCTCGCTATAAAGCACCTACAATGCAGTATGTGTGACATTTAAGTTCACCACCTGCTAAAATTTGTGTTAGATAAGACACGCGTGTCTTTATCTTTCACCCGATAAAAAACACTGACACTGGAGGATAAACCAAAGTGTTCATTGATAGCTAGTTCAGATCCTGGTAGGTGTTTCCTTTTAGGATTTGGTAAATGGCTCCGTGATTGCAGTTAAACTTTTCAGCAATCTTTCGATACGAAAGCCCAGCTTCTTTTAAAGCTTTTATCTGCATCACATCATCAGAAGAAAACTTTCTCAAAGATTTCTTCGCCTTTCCTTTACTGGCAAAACCATTGTTCTTGTAGCAACCCGTCTGCCAGGCTCTTGTTAAGTTTTCTTGTTTGGTAACGATCTCAAGATTTTCAACTCGGTTATTCCTTTTGTTGTTATCTTTGTGATCTACTTGAAGGGAGAAGTTACTGGTTCCATGTGAATTCAGGTCTAGTCCCAAATAAGCAACTGCCATCAAGACATGAAGATGAAAACGTTTTCTTCTTCCATTAACAAGAACTGAAATACGGTCATAAACACTGGTTGAGCTGATTGGAATTTCCCGAAAATATTCTTGATCGTCGGGGTCAAGTTGTTTTTCAAAGGCTTTTCCTTCTACCGTCAAGTAAAGGTTACCAAAACCAGGGACAAGATTTGGTTCCATGTTGTTCATAAACAGGTTTCCAAAGCATAACACACCTCAACTGAACGCTCAACGTTGTCACCTCATCAAGTAATTGATGAGTGCAAACCGGATGAATTCAGGGAAGCCCTAACGTAAAGACGAGGGTAATCCTGAGCCAAGCCAATCAAGTCGTGATTGGAAGGTGCAGAGACTACTGGGTGTAACACGATCTTGTTACGTAATACCAGATTTAGCGTCCGGCATCCCACAGGGATGAAGAGATAGTCCACCCCTCTAAGAAACTAGAGACCAGGAGAACGATTTTCCAAAAATCTTAGGTGCCGAACTCTATCGGCCTCACCCTGCTTATATTGCCGAAATGGCTGTCGAGCCAGTGGTCGTGCATGACTTTACTCGCCAGCCTGGTCAAACCGTTCAGTTAGACCGCTATAAGTTCTGGGGTACCCCTGGTACCAAGGACAGCCGTGAGCGTATTGCTGATCAAACGATTGGTACCGCTAACAGCCGGAACATTACAAAAGAAAAAGTTCTGGTTGTTCTTAAAGAGTTGACATCCGTCATCACCAGCTTTTTTACTGGTGCTCCGGTAAGCTCCTTCGCGGCGTAATCCGCGTCGAAAACGGGGTGAATTGCTGGAAACCCACCAACCAGTATCTCAAGAGCTATACTGGTCGGGCAATCAGCAGCCAAGCTACTTAGTAATAAGTAGAAGGTTCAACGACTAACGCTGTCGACCCCATGACGAACCTTGAAAGCCAAAGATTTTTGATTGGATGCTCTCTTGGTGATGGGTGTCTTTCCAAAGCAAAGCGTAATGGATCGATAACTCTTCATATACAACGAAAGGGCGCACACCAACCTTACGCCGCATGGCAGCTTTCCAGGCTGAATAACATCCTTGGAACAAAAGCAACACTCAGGACGTTTCTTGACAAAGGAAAATATCCTGCCGTAAGGTTTGGCGTAACCAACAAAAAGATACTGACCCCTGTTTACAATCTTCTTTATCCTTTTGATAAAAAGATTTTTTCAACTGAAGTTCTTCAAGAACTTCAGTTACCAGAGTTAGCTTTATTCTGGATGGACGATGGTTCACTTGAAGTTCGCAAACGCAAAAAACCAAGTGGATCCGAAAAGATTGAGCGGTCAGCTTGGCTAGCTGTTTGTGAAGATGAGCCCACAACCGATTTAGTTGGTCAGTGGATTGAATCTTTGACACAGGCAAAATACACTAAAGTTCGTCATGTTTCAGGTAAGTATTATTTAAGGTGGCACTCCGCACAGTGCCGTAATCTTACGCAAAAGATTAAACCTTATATTCTTCCCTGTCTTGGATACAAAGTCGACCTCAACAGAACTGGAAATGTTTCAGATTGGTTGAGCGAGTCCTACTTCTGATATTGAAAAGGACGATAAGGCGACACGAGTGCCCCGCACCCGAATCAATGAAATTGAAGGGTGATGATATAGTCTGAACTACATCAATGGTAAAGATGTAGAACCAAAAGATAAAGAACTTTTGGGATAACAGCTTGATACCGGCCCTGCAGATCCGGGCGATCCGACTCAGCCCAGCACATTCAAGATTGCTCGCGAAACTCTGGTTACTGCTCAGCGCCTGCTGCTGGACACTGGTAACCTGAATATGTTCCACCAGTCGATCGGTAGCTTGACGCTGCTTGACGACTATCGCCGGTGGCGCGACCGTGTGTTTATTGACGAGCTGGCCAAAGCTGAAGCCAACGGTGCTGCGTCTACCACCCAAGGTGGTTACTTCTTCGCTGGTGCCAAGACCAAAGACTCCTCTGGCCGTATCTCTTACACTGGCACTGAGTATACTGCTGATCTCCAGCAGTTCTCTGTTCGCACTGACCTGCTGACTGTTGTCAAGGATCTGCGCAAGCGTAACGTTCCGACCTATGCCGATGGTCTGTATCGTTGCATCTGCGATCCTACTTTCATGATGCACCTGCGTCGTGATCCTGACTTCCGTGAGATTGCTCGCTACGCTGGTAACCCCGGCCAAGGCATGTACATGGGTAACCCCATGCTGCCTAACAACGCTAGCTTCTTCCAGGGTCCCCAGGCCGGCCAAGCTTACTTCCTGGCTGGCGAACCTGTGATGCCTACTGGCGTCCAGTTTGAAGGTGTGAAGTTCTTCGAGTCGACCAACTTCCCGACTAAGAGCATCACCACTTCGTTTGACGGTGGTTCTACATATGCTTCCAAGGAAGTTGCCCAGGGTTACTTCTTTGGTCCTCAGGCAATCGGCGTGGGTATCGGTGGTCCGAACGCTCAGGTGCTCATCAACAACAACGATGACTTCAGCCGTTTTATCATCCTGATTTGGCAACTGTACGCTGGTTTTGAAATCCTGAATAAGGATTTTGTTACCACTGCGTTCAGCTATGTTCAAGATGACGGCAACGTCTGATAATTAATAACAAACATCCAACAAAAGGAAAAATAAATGACTTATTTGTCTGCTAAGAAAATCTACCCAGGTAACTGGGCTGAACCCCTGAACGGCTGGTACAAGAACATTGATGCCACTACGGAAGGTGGTTCTTCCCTTGACAGTGCTCTGGGCGGCCCTACTTCCGTTCTTGCTGTTCCTGGCTATCGCTACTTCCAACAGCGTGGTTATGTCCCCGTGACAACCACCTCTGGTGCTGGTGCGGTCGCCTCTGCTGCTGTGATTGTTCCCTCGCCTTATCGCCAGGATGACACTCGTCCTGACATCACCGGTATGGTGATCTCTGGTAGCAGCACCCTGCCTGCTTACGTGTATCGCACTGCAGTTTCGGTTGCCTCTGGCTGGGGTGATGGCCGTGTTGCCTCTGTTATTTACGCTGCTACCGGTAACGTTCTGTCCTTCGGTCGTAGCAACGGTTGTAGCCCCCCTGCTGCTTCCGTC